AGATCATGTGCGCCGGGTTCATCGCGTGGATCGGCGGCTTCACGTAGCTGGTTTCGATGTACGAGTAGCGTTCCCGCCAGTAGTCACCTTCCGCCCGCTGATTGTCGTCAAAATCTTCCGTCACGGTCGTCTCGACCTTCACCGAGTCGCCGTCCATCTGGATCATCGCCTTTTCGGGATACCAGGGCGCGTCGTCCTGCCATCCTTTCGTCGTGCGCCGGACGCGGAACGCCCACTTCTTCGGGTACGGCGAATTGCTCGCGATGGTCCCGTTGAAGAAGCCCGTCACCATGCGGCGGAAACCCGGCAGCGCGTGGCCCAGCATCGCCACCAGGCCCGGCACCGCCTTCTGGTCCGGCTTCCCCATCATGAGTTCCAGATTGCCCTGGACGCCGCCTTCCTGGTTGTCGCCGCCGAACAGTTCCGGCTTGTTGACGTAGATGGTGCCCGAGTCCTGCTGGTCGCCTTCCCACGCCATCTTGTCGCCCACCTTGATCGCGACAATCGAATTGACCGGGCCGCGCCCGAGGCCCATGTGAATTCCGAAGCTGTACTTCCAGCCTGTAATCGGATCGCTACCCTTGCCCATTGTTCACCTCGCCTTTGTTCTGTGCTTCCTCTTCCTCGCGCGCCAGGCGGCACACGGTCAGCGCGAAGTGATCGCCTGTCTTTTCCAGGAGATCGCAGTCGATGCCGTGTTGAAGGAATTCGGTGTAGTTGATGTTGTGGCGACGCGCCCACTCGCGCGCGCCGCGTGCGCAGAACCCGGCAGCACGAATGTGCCGGATGTGCATCTGCGTCATTTTTTGCTGCCGGAATTGTGGATTTCGTCGACGCGGTAGTTGCCCACGGCGAGAACCATCCAATCCTCTGTCCAGCAGTCGCCGAAGAACACGGCTTGCGGAGTACCTTCATCGGCTTGCGGGAAGTCGATGTCCTTAAACGCAGTCGGTGCCGCGTTCTGCGGCTTCGGCATCGTGGCTGCGCTAATCAGGTACGAGATCACCATCATGGCGATCATGTAATAAATATTCACGTTCGTGCTCCTTTAGAAAACAGGATCACCATCGAACGGAGATTTACCGGGGAGGTCCGGCACCCCGCCGTAGTTATCCAGATTATTGAATTTGTCGGCGCAATCGGCGGTGGTGCGCGCGCAGCCGGGATACGCCTTCACTGACAGGCCGTAGTATATGCCATCGGCCAGGCCGAAGATTTCGATGGTCGTGTCTGTCTGCTTCTCGATCCCACGGAATTCGGTGCCGCGCGATGGATGCTGCCATTCCAGGAATCCGCCATCGAGCGTGCCGTCCTTCACGCCGGTAAGCCCGCTCAACGACACCAGGTTGTCCACCACGTCGACCACCACGGCATTGATGACATGCGCGGCCTTATCCGCCTTGCAGGTTTGATCGTCGTACAGCGCGTACGGGCAATTGCGCTGCCAGGCCAGGCGCAGGCCGTCGCGCTTCATCGACGCCGAGATCGTGTCGCACGAGATGACGGCGGTGCCGGGTTCCGGCTGGTTGACCTCGTAGACCTCGCCCATGTAACTGAGGACCGCGTTCGTGTCGCCCTCGTGGTAGTGGAAAATGTTGACGATGATGGATTGCGACGGCGGCGTGCCGATGAACATCTGCGCGGGTGCGATGCTTGACGGCGCGGTGATTTGCAGGTTGTCGGTCGCCGCCTCGCCGGTCAGTTTCACGCCGTCGTCGGAGATCGCGACCGCTTTCCAGTTGTAGCCGTTCAGCGTCAGGTCCTTGTCGCTCGACGTGTAGCGCCAGGTGGCCGCGCCGAGCGCGAACGCATACAGGAAGATCGGGCGGCCGAGATCGCTGCTGCTCTCGATGGTGTTGAAGGTCATGCTGGTACGGTCCTCTGGTTGGTGGCCTGGCGCAGAACGACAGAAACGTCGATCACGGCCTGCCCGTTAGTCGGATGGTGAATCTCGAATTGATCCTGCCCGAAGCGAGTTTCGCACACGAACGAGATGCGCTTCAGATCGTCCAGGCGGATCGCCGGCAGTGCCGCGTCGAGCACCAGCGTTTCGCTTCCCAGCGTGAGGCCATGCCGGTTCTCGCGCGCGTCGATAATCGTGCGGTAGATCGTCGGCGTGCCGTCGCGGAATTGGAACGCCAACTGCCGGCGATTCGGCTGCGGGCGCAGCATCGAGCGCACGAATCCCTGCGACTGAATTTCGAGTTCCACCGTGTTCGCCGCGATGTCGTCCACCGGCTCGATGTCCTGCATGAACGTCGGCGAATAGAAGTGCTGCGCCTGGCCGCGCGCCGCCTGAAGGAACTGCCGCAGCGCGAACGCATTGGCCCGGCCGTACAGGCGCAGACTCGTTTGCACGGTGGTCGTCGTGTAGCGGCCATGATCGGTCACGGCGACCGCGCCGCTGGCGTTGTCGAGCACGAAGTTCTTCCGCGAGAATTCAACGTCGATGGTGTTGGCCCGGTCGACGCGCCAGGCGAAGTACGGCGAGCCGTTGTTCTGCTGGCCCCACGATGCGGCCACCTGGTACGGCTCAACCAGGTCGAACAGGACTTGCGCCGTGCTCACGGTGTCGGTCACGCGGGACATCTTCGGGTTCTGCGTGACGATCCGCGCCTCGCGCATGGGGAAGATGCGGGTGCCGGGCGGCCAGGTGCGCGGCGGCGGCGAGGCCCACGAGAAGCGGGTGTCCTGCATGTCGCCGACTTCCAGCAGATCGTACTGGTCCGGGTCGCCGTTGTTGACCAACACGATGTCGCCCTTGCGGAACTCGCGGAACCGCAGATCGGGCAGCGTGACGCCGGACGCTTCCATGCTGATACCGTCCAACATCTTGACCTGTTCGTGCCACAGCGGGACCAGGAACGTCGCCGGGCCGACGCCGCTGAAGAACGCGTCCATGCGCTGCGCCTGCGCGCGCTGCCGCAGGAACGACGCCTCGAACGACCGGCGCGCATTGCGGCGCACCGAGCGGCGCTGCTCGGCGTCCGTCTCACTCGCCAGCACGTCGGTCTGCCAGGACAGGCGCTCGACGATCCCGTCCTTCCAATTCGGCAGCACGGTCCACACTGGCATTTTGTAGCGCGGGTCCTCGGCCACCGGCAGATCGAAGTCGTTGATCGGTGCGTCGTCCAGGACCCACCCTTCTTTCGCCGACGTGTAGACGATGGCGTCGCCGCGCATGATCGTCAGCGTGAACACGCAGGGCGTTTGCCCGACCGGCAGATTCACCAGGATCACGTCGAGCCGGTACTGGCCGGCCGGGACGTGCACGGTGAAGGTCTGCGGCTCGCCGATCACCACCTGGCCGATGATCCGCATGTTCAGTTGCTCCGTGCCTAGCCATACCGTTGCCGCGTCGTCGGCACTAATGGCGAAGGTGTAATCGGCGTCCACGTCGAAGTTGATCCGCCGCGCGAGGTAGTACGTCGCCGGCCCCGGCGCTGCTTCAACGGGATTTGCGACCGAGACGAGTTTTTCACCATTCGGGTTTTCGGTGGGGAAGTCATAGGGTGTGCGGATAGCCATGATTTAGCGAAGCCATTGTTTGAGGGTTGCGATGTTCTTCTTCAGGTGCACCAGCGTCACCTTCTCGCCTTCCGACGAAGACATCGCCTCGGGCACGCGGGCGCGGTCGTCGACCAGGACGAAGCGGTTGCCGGCACCGCCGTCAGGTGCGGCCGGGTTCTTGCCGCCGTTCAGGACGTGGCGCGGATCGTCGCGGGTCAGCACCTCTTCGTTCTTCAAGAGGACGGCCGGCACCTCGTTCGGCTTGAAGCCGGCGATGCCGCCTTCGTGGTAGCGCGCGGCGTTCGCGAATGCAGCGGTTGCGACGGTGCGGGTGAAGGTGCGCTGCTGTCCGACCACGCCGCCAGTGTGCAGGCCGGCCGCCGCCGTACCGCCTGCCGCCGCTGCTGCGCCGCCGATGCCACTGGATGCGCCCATTGCTTTGACCAGGGCATTCAGGATCATCTGCTTGATGATGGCCTGCGCGATCTCCATGAGCAACTGCGCGAAGAACTGGCCCACGGCGGCCAGCGCGCCACGGAATCCTTCGCCGATGCTTTCCGCGCCGCTGGCGACCTTCGCGATGTGCTCCGAGAGCGACTGGAACGCGGTGACGCCGTTCGTCGCGATGCTGTTCACGATGGTCTTGTCCAGGTCCGACGATGCCGCGTGCGCGCCTTCCGTGTTCAGCTTCAGCAGGTTCGCGCCGGCCGCCGCTTTGTTGAAGGCGTCAGCACTGATCGCACCCATGTCGCGCGCGGTTTGCAGCAGGCGCAGCATCTCGTCGACGTTGGCCGTGATCTTTTCCTTGTACGCGTCGGCGTTGGCGTTCATCGCTGCCGCTTCCGTCGCCGAGTCGATCAGGCCCAGCTTCCGCTTCGCCTGGATCACGTCGATCTCGCGCTGCTGCTGTTCGAGAAGCTGGTTCAGCGTGGTCTGTTCGGCGTTCAGGTTGTTCGACGCGATGCTTGCATCCGTGTCGGCCTTCGCCATGCCGGCGCGCACGCTCGACACCAGGTTCGAGTACGCCACCGGGTCCAGCACGGACTTCACGCTCGCGGCGAAGTTGAGCGCGGCCTGGCCGGCTTCTTCCACGCCAGGTCCCAGCGTGGCGACCGCGTAGTTCGTCTGATCGAGGAACTGCTGCGACGAGATTTTCCCCGAGTCGTACAGGGTCTTGATCTCGTTCAGGCGGTTTTGCAGGATGGTCTGCTTCGCATTGAATTCGTCAGCCAGGCGGTTCGCCTCATCGCGGTCGCTGTTCTCGCCTTCCAGCGTCTCGCGTTGCTTCTTCAACGCTTCGAGGCGCGCACGGTCGGCGGCGGCCTGCTTCGGTGCGACCTTCGACTCGGCGAGAATCTTGTTGTTCAACTCGTCGTAGGCATGGCTGATCGCGGTCACGCGCGCGGCGCGGCGTTCCTCGTACGGCTGCGTCGGATCGGCCTTCGCGTTCTTCTTCCCGATGTCCGCTTCGATGGAATCCAGCTTGTCGTGGATTTCCTGCGCCAGTCGCACGCGGCGGTCGCCTTCCTGCTTGCCCTTCGCGGCCTGTTCGTTGTTGAACTTCGCGCGCTCGGCGGCCACGGCCTTCGCCTCGGCCGAGTCGATCAGCTTCATGCCTTCGGCGTACGCCTTCTGATCGGTCAGCGCCGTCTTCTGTTCCTCGCGCTGCTTCTCGTACGGCTCGCGGATGATCGCCAGGCGGTCGTCCAGTTCTTCCTTCGCGCTGCGCAGGCGTTGCGTTTTCATTTCGCGATCGGACTTTTTCTCGTCGGCGATCATCGCCTTGCGCAGTGCGGCCAGCTTCGCGGCGCTGTCGTCCGGGTTGCCCGGATACGGCGTGTCGCCGGCCGTGTTGCTCTGCGTCGCCGCGTTCTCGCGCTTGCGCTGGTCCTGCAATGCGAAGTTTGTCTTCGCGTCGAAGTTCACGTCCTTGGCCTGCGCCTCGGCGATCAGGCGAGACTGTTCCTTCGACTTCGCGATTGCGATCTTCGACAGCTTGTCGTACTGCGCCGCGAGCGCGGCCTGCTGTTCCTTGTCGGTGTTCGCGTCCAGTTTCTTGCGCGCGGCGGCGGCGTCCTCGAACGCTTTGGTTGCCGCGTTGGTCGCGCCCACGATCTTCTCGCGGATGCCGTTGTCCATCATGTCCAGGACCGCGCTCGTGGCCTGGTACGCGGCATAGCCGGCCGCCAGCACCACCGTCGACTTGCCGAGGAAGATGAACGCTTTCGCCAGGTTCAGCACCAGGGGCGTGAGGCGTGCGACGACGCCGGCCACGCCGGTAGCGCCGAGCGCCGTGCTCAATGCTGCTGCGCCTTCTGCGCGGACCATCCAGGCGTTCAGTGCGACCATCGCGCCTTGCAGTGCGACGACCTCTGTGCGCACGGCAGTGAACGCGGCGGGCAGCGAGAACAGCCAGCCGATGATCTTTACCGCGACCACGGCTTCGAGCACGCGCTTCAGCGAGTCGAAGTTGTCGATCACGAATTCCAGCACGTTCAGCACGGCCACGAAGCCCTGCGAAAGCTGCGACGCGAACTTGTCGGCCGTGCCGTCACTGAGCATTGCCGACAGCTTGTTGAGAAGCTGCTGGTACGCCTGCACGAAGCCGCCGTTCGCGGTGTTGTTGAGGAAGCGGTTGAACGCATTGTCGAAGCGGGCCTGCGACTGCGACAGGTTCTCGACGCCGCCGTTCACGGTGCCGTACGTGTCCTTCAGTTCCTTCGCGACCTTCACCAGCAGCGACGGCGCGATCTGACCTTGTTCCATCGCCTTCGCGAAGTCCTGCGTCGTCATGCCAGCCGCTTTCGCGAACAGGTTGTACGCACCAGGCAGCGCGTCGCCAAGCTGCTGCGACAGTTCCTCGGCGCTGACCTTGCCCTTGTTGAACATCTGCTCGATGGCTTTGAAGACGCGCTCGGACTCGATGGCCGACAGGCCCAGCTTCGATGTCGCCTGCGCGAAGCCCTCGAAGATGTAGCGGGTCTGCTGGCTGTTCATGCCGGCCTGCTTCGCGGCGATGGCGAACTTCGAGTAGGCCGGCGCGACCTTCGCGAAGCTGACGCCGATCCGGTCGGTCGCGGCTTGCAGGTACGCGTAATCGGCAGCGGCGGCCTTCGCATCCCCGCCGTTCACGACCAGCAGGCGGTTCATGATGGCCTGCGTCTGGTTGTACGCGTCGATGGTTTTCTTGCCGAGTTCGATTGCGGCGTTCAGGCCCACGAAGCCAGCGGCCAGGGACAGCAGTTCGCCGCGCAAGCGCTGCGCATACGACAGCGTGGTCCGGCCACCGTCACCGCCGAAGAACGACAGGATGCGCGAGCCGGATTGCTCGGCCGCCGCGCCGTTCCTGCGGTATGCGTCGTTCAGCGAATTGAGTGCCTGCGTCGCGCGCGTGGTCTGCTGCACGAGTTGCGCTTCGGCCGCGCCGAGATTCTGCGTGTCGACGCCGGCCTGGCGCAGCGTCGCCTGCGTTTGCCGCGAGGCGGTCATGAGGTTGCCCATCGCGGACGCGGATTGCTGCAACGTGCGCTGCGCGGCGGCCAGGCGGGTCGTAATGTCGTCGCCACCATTCCCGGCACGCATCGACGCGATCAGGTTGTTCACCGCCGTCCGGTTCTGCGTGTATTCGTAACGAGCGGCCCGTAGCGCCGCGATCTGGTTCTGGTAGGTGTCCACCTGCCCGGCGACCGCCAGAAGCGCCTGCTGCGTGCGTTTGGCGTCTTCCAGGGCACCTCGATAGTCCCGCACCGGCCCCCGGATCGACGTGACACGCGCTTCCAGGCGGCCGACAGCATCTTCGATGCCGGTGATCGACCGGACGGCGGCG